AACCACTCGTGTATGTCCTTCTTCCATGTTTTCGGTGCTTGCGGCGCAAATGTATAATGAAGCATTTCTTTATCCATCCCGGATGACGCAAAGCTCTGACGCAGCCAACACGCTTCTTGATGACATACGCTGTTCATATTTTGTTTCAGAGCGGTCCATATCGCGCGCGGATCTGTATCTTCGATTTTCTGATCAGGATGCCGTTTATTCCAAAGTGATTTCAATTTGTCGAGAGATTTCGACGAATAGCATGAAAAATCCTTCGTTTCGTTGATATCGGGGTCGGTTTGATCTCTCGGCGCACAACTTACCGACTTGAATTTATCGGTATCAGACTCGATGGTGTCTCCACCCAACATTCGATTCTTATTTTCCATTTGTATTTACAATTGAAATACTATATACTAATATGTCATTAAAAAAATTGAACCTTTTATATTTTATTCGCCGTTATTCAAGATCAAGTATCGTATCGTATCGTAATTCGTCCATGCCCGCCGTCACTCGTTATCAAAAGAAGCAGCAACAGCAGCAACAGCAGCAAGAGGAAGTCGAAATATCAAGGATCCGCCGCGTGAAAATAACAACACCTTCATTCGTTGAGGCAAGCACCCGATCATATAAGGTATATTCGCCAAATTATAAACCGAAATTCGGTATTAAAAAAACGCTCACGGTCGAGGCGGAGCCAGATGCTGCGGAGCCATATGCGGAGCCATATGCGGAGCCATATGCGGAGCCATATGCGGAGCCATATGCGGAGCCATATGCGGAGCCATATGCGGAGCCATATGCGGAGCCAGAGGCAGCCGAAGTATTGGCATCATTACAATACACTAACGGTGCCGATACTTCGTGTATGAACTCGATGACCCAATTGAGTGTATATATGTATCGAATCGCAGTTTACAACATAAGTCAAACGGTTCATTACAAAACCGCATATATTCTATACGACAAGAAGAATCGTTTGTATCACGTGTATTCCATCGTATCGAATCAGATACACGCAACGAATCATGGCGCCTCGACATCCGAGTCAGCAGCAGATGCCCGAACCGAATTCACTCTGCCTTTGCCTACAAATACAATTCAGTTTACATACAAGTCGTATATTGAAGATACGATTACCAACTTCATCATGACAATGATTATTCCGTCCAACGCACATGATTATTACATTCAAGACGACATTTTCGGTCTTGTTAATCGTCCTAGTGAAATTCAGGCAAAGGCATTCAACGAAGACTCGTGTTACTACGATATCGAAGATATTGTCTATGACAAATCGTCGAATGAGACAACAAACGGTTTCAAAGCGTTTATGCTTATACCATCCCGCCACTTCTGGTATTGGCCTGCTCCTGCTGTAGTAGCGGCGACGGCGGCGGGTTCTTCTTCGTATCATGACAACATATACACATCTCAAACAGTTAATTCAGTTCTTACGATACTCTCGTGTTCAGGCTAGGCTAGGCTAGGCTAGGCTAGGCTAGGCTAGTCGCAGACACCGTTTGTCTTTGTGACCGAAGAAGACGTCGACGACAATACTCGTTTTGTAATCTCACTTTGATAATCACGCACTTTCGGTAAGCGTGCGTTTATATCCTCCGCGTCTTCACGCGGTTTCAATACAATAAAATCGTCGATTGTTTTTTTTCGCATACACATTTTATTCGCAAATGACATAATATTATTCATGGACGACGACGACGACGACGACGACGGCGGGGGGGATGACGGCGACGGAGACGACTGCGAGTGCGAGGGTGACGGAGATGGCGACCGAGCCTTCATTATTTTCTCTTGTAATTCGTTCCGCGCATCATCGCCCACCATATCTGTAATGTCATTCCATTTCAAATACTCGACACACGCTTTGATATATTCTTGGTGTGCGTCATTTATCGTATCATTCTCACATCGTTCATGAAATAAATCTCTCGTCATATTCAATATTCTCTCTTTATAATACAACTTTTCCTTGCGAATCGTTTCTTGGACAGTGTCGGATGTATTCGCCAGCGTTTTTTTACATTTATCATACTTTATTCGATTCGCCATTACAGAGAGTGTAAGTTCGTTTAATTCGTCGTTACAGACTTTCGTGTTTCGGTTTGTGTTTGTTTCATCTTCATCAGCCATTTATGCACAGAATTATAGATAATAATAGAACAAAGATTTGCCATATATGTTATATTATTATTATAGTGCGATGCTTTTATACTCGCATCGTTAAATGCTCCCTTGCGTTCGATGTCGCGGTTGCCTTCGGAATATATGTTGCGAATTTATTGTTATTCTTTTGTGGATCTGTCGTTGTCCTACCACCTGAGAAACCTTCCGAGATACGCGAGACCTGCGATGACTGTTCCTTTTCCTTCTGTTTCTTCTCCAACTGTTCCTTCGGAATATAATTCGTCGCGGGCTCCACGACAGGCCCACCTTCACCTGTACAAAATCCATCATAAGCACAATCTAACGTTCGAAGTTGAAACCGTGTAGAATTATCAAATGTAAGTTTGCCTAAATTATGAGGATTCGGATTCATCGGTGCGAAATTCGATGCGCCATTATCGAATAAATAAGGGTTGGGCTGTTCGATATCACGCGCGATTACTGTTACATTATACAAATCGCTGTCCGAATTCGGCACATATGCCGCGCGGTCATTCCGTTGAAGCGCGAAAAATTGGTTACGAAGCGATGATTCTACATTCACGCGTTCTGCCCAGCCACGCCATGGTGCTCGTGCGTTTCCCGGATTAAACACCGTTTCTGTGGAAAACTGCTGATAGTGTTGTAATTGGACGGTGGGTGCCGGACGGGTTTCTAAAATCGGCATCGTGGCGTATTTTGATGAAAGCGGACGAACATCGAATGCCGGTCGTAAAGCCGCTGAAGGAATATTTCTCTCGGAAATCCGCGAATTAATCTCGCCTAAGCGGTCATGATGATTCGAATATGCGCCATTTACAACACCATAAAATTCCATCTTTGTATTAAATCCTTATTTTATATACTTATTATATTATATACTATTATATACGTATCATTCGTTCGTTCGTTCGTTCGTTCGTTCGTTCGTTCGTTCGTTCATTCGTTCGTTCGAATGATATATAAACACAACTTGTTATAAATATGTATCTCGATCACACATCGATTACATTACATCGGATCGTAGTATCCTCTAGTGTAATGTGTGGAATCTTTTATTTTCAAACCGTCGCGAAATTGGCGATAGCCCAACTAAAAACACTACAAGAAAATTTCATATTATCAGCACATCGCGGACCTGATAAATCCGTTTTTATGAAAGATGATACTCGCGCATGGGGGTTTCATCGTCTCTCTATCAACGGAATGGACCCCGCGGCGGATCAACCCTTTCACCTTAAAAATTGTCGCCTGATATGTAACGGTGAAATCTATAACTTTCGCGCACTTATCGAGGAGTTTGGATTGGCTGGAGAATACAAGAGCGGGTCAGATTGCGAGATCATCATTCACTTGTATCGGATGATCGGGTTCCATGAGACGGTTCGTCGGTTGGATGGTGTCTTCGGGTTTGTCCTTCATGATTATGAGAATGGTATTACGTATGTTGCGAGAGATCCGGTGGGCGTGCGTTCACTTTTCATCGGTGTTGTTCGCCATGATGGCATATTCGGCGGCGAGTTTTCTGATTTAATGTGTTTGTCGATGAATCAAGACCATTATGGGTTGTGTGTGTCTAGTGAATTAAAGTCATTACATGCGTTATGTGATACAGTTGTTCAATTTCCGGCGGCAACGTATATGGAGTATTCTGGCGAAGAGGACGGGACCGCCGTATTTCGGAGTTATTACGATTACGCATATCTTTCATATAAATCAGATGACGGTGTTAGTGCGGCAGGCGCTGTATTGAAGCGAACCAACGATTGTTCATTTTTCGAGTGTCAGTTGAAGGAAATACAGGTTGATTATTCCTATCCTATTTCTGAGCCGTTGGGCGACCGCGACGGCGACGGCGAAGCCGAAATACTCGCGAATATCCGGACATTATTTACAAAAGCGGTTGTGAAACGACTCATGAGCGAGAGACCAGTCGGTTGTTTGCTGTCTGGTGGTTTGGATAGTTCGCTTGTTACCGCGATCGTTGCGAGAGAATTGAAACGCACATCACCTGACACCGTCCTCAATACATACAGTATTGGACTAGAAGGATCTGTGGATTTAATATGGGCGCGACGAGTTGCGGAATATCTGGGCACATGTCACCATGAAGTTGCGTTGAAAGAACGCGATTTTTTGGACGCAATTTATGATACAATATATCAGACCGAAAGTTATTGTACCACGACGATTCGTGCTTCAGTTGGAAATTATCTCGTCAGTAAATATATTCAACAACAAAGCGACGATGTCGTTATCTATTGCGGTGACATGTCAGATGAGATATTCGGTTCATACCGCGGGTTCCTCAAAGCACCGAGTGATGCGGATTTTCATCGAGAGAATGAGCGCATGATTCGCGATGTGCGGTTTTTCGATCTACTTCGGTCGGACAAAAGCATAAGCGGTGCGGGATTGGAGGCACGCGTGCCGTTTGCGGATAAAGAGTTTTTGACGTATGTTATGCGTATTCCGTCGCGGTTCAAGATGTTCGACGACGAGAGAATCGAGAAGTATTTGCTGAGAAAAGCATTTCAGGGTGGCGGTGGCGGCGAGGGAGACGGCGACCGACCTTTATTACCTGATGACGTTCTATGGCGCCGCAAAGAAGCATTCAGCGATGGTGTAAGTTCTGCGGAGGGACGCACATGGGTTCAAATGATCAAAGAATTCTCTCAACGTGTAGTTACTGATTCTGAATATAATAATACGAAAAACTACCTTTATTCATTACACAATCCGCCCTATGATAAAGAAAGTTTTTATTATCGTAAGATATTTGAGACGTTGTATGATGGACGAGGTTCTACCATTCCCTATTATTGGCGGCATCCTTTTTGTGAGGGTGTGCTTGATCCTAGTGCTCGGTTACTTTCGTTTTATGTGACGGATACGACGACGGCAGA